GATTCCCGAGAGGAGCAGGCTGCCGTCGGGTTGGTCGTACAACAGCAATGCGCGGAATCGGCAAAGACGCTCGAGCACGTCATAGATCGGCTCGCCGACCATGATGTTCAATTGCGGGATCGGCGCGCCCTGATCGGCGCCAGGCGCGAGCGCCACGCTTATTCCGTAAATTGCGCTCAGTTGCTGCGCGATCGTCAAGAGCGGTTGACTCACAAACTGCAAGCCGGTCCATTTCGCCGAACAGTCGACCAGGTCCTGGCACGCACTGCGCCCTGTGATACGAATCGTGTGCTCGGACTTGCTATAGCTCGGCAGATACCTGTCGACGAAGCCCGTCAGAACAACATCGCTACCGAGCAGCACTTCGCAAAAATCGCCCGGGTTAGCGACGACGCTGTTCACAGCCGGAAATGGCTCCGTGAACGACACATCGAAGTCCGATGGGCAGCGCTCAATGCCGCGTGACACGCGCACGCTGAGCCAGCCGGTAATAGAACGGCTGTTGGACGTCGTGTAAGTCGGCAATCCAATCGGGGCATCCGGGTTGATCGTGCAGGTCGACAACCGAAGCGTGAGGTCATCATCCATGCTAGATAGATCCGCTGTTCGCTACTGCGCTACTTGGCGACAATGCTGAGAAGGACGTTGGCATAAATGCAGGGTGGATCGGCGAAACTTGCTGCACCAGCGCCGGTTCCTGCGTCGGGTCACGATAGATCCGCTGCGCCAGCGCGAGGGACGGCAATGAGGCTTGAAACGTAAATGTCGAGATCGGTGCCAGGTTGGCAGCCCGCGACGTCAGATCTGCAATCACCGACTGGCGCAGCGTGCGCAGCGCGAGATAGCTTTCGTCGTCACCAGCATCGCCGGCGATCGTGATCTCAGAATCGAACAGCGCGGTCGCACTCGAAAGCACCGTTTCCGCGTCGTTCTGCGAAGACGGCTGATAGGTCGTAAGCGTGACTGCCAGCTGCGCGAGCGCATAGCGCCGAAACAACGCAGACAGCGCAACCTGCATAGTCAACATGGCTGCGCCAATCTGGCCCGGCGTCGTGACTGCTGCGGGCTGATACTGCGCCATCGTGCTGATCATGCTCACTGCATCGGCCGGGTCGGTCGCGGAGGCAGCCAGCGCCGAAATAAGCCCCTGCACCGCGGTGCCCAGATCGGTCGAGTCGCTCGGATTCGCCGCCGCTGCCTGCAATACCGCGCCGGCGGCCATAACCAGCGACCGATTTGCCGTCGCTTGCGACAACAAATCATCGGCGGTCACGCTCGGGAGCGCCTGCACATTCGCGCCGGCATAGCCGTTGTTTGCACCGCCAAACAGGCGCCCGAAGTTGCCGAACAGCGTCGACACGGCGCCGATGATGCTCTTGACGTCGTTCACAGCCGTAACTGCGAACTGATACCAGCCCACGGCCGTGGATACCGCTTGCTGCACGATAGCGGCGCCGGCCTGAATCGCCGTCGCCGTCGTTTTGACGAAATTCAAGAGGGCCGCGATGCCTGTCAGCGACGCATTATTGATGCTCGAAGCGGCAGTCGTGACGGTGGTCTTCGGATATGCTCGCGCGCCTGCCTTCATGAATGTGAAGGTGACGCCGATGTCGGTAACGCTGAGATCCTCTTCGAACTCAATGTTCACGCACAGCATGTCAGTGACGGTGCCGAACGTTGGGTGCACCAACGTCCGCGGAGGTGCATTTTTAGCGACGCATAGATTGAAGAGTCTGTTGCGTTGCTGAATGACCGGACCGCCCCCATAAACGAGGCTGTTTTCGACCAGAAACCCGCTGATGCTCAGCCTGGAAAGCTTCTTGCCGGTGTCCTCAAGCCATCCGTCCTCACGGAATGGGTATTCGTGAATCGCGTACTTACGGCCGGCAGAGGTGCGGGTCGATCGCACGGCGAACGGAATGCCACCATACGAAGCCGCCTGGATGTTCGACCCGTTGGTGCCGCCGAGCAACGCCCCGAGATTGCTGGCCGACTGCGCAATGCCCCCGATACTTCCGGAGACATTGAGAATGTTCGACGTTGCGCTCAAGGCGTTGCTCCATCAGCTCCCCGAAGGGAATAGTTGACCTTCGTTGGCAGATACCCGCCGTCAGGCGATTTCGCCTCCACATGCGTCCCTGGAAGCGCGTTGTGGACAGTCACATTGACCTGTGGCGCCGGAGCCTGACCTGCTTGAGCGCGCGTCGCGCGATCTTCGCCGGCCGGCCCGACCGGGTCGACCGACGGGCCTTCAGGCGTCGCTGCAATCGCGCCAGCCAGGCCACCACGCCGGCGTGCCTCGCCTTCTACATCCGCAGGTCGCTCGTAATACTGCGAAACGATGCGACCCGCGGCGTCTGCCGAATGAACAAGCGGCAGCGCACGCCCCGCGATCTGAGATTGACCGTCGCCGTGGCGCAACTCGTAGTCGACGAATTTCAGTTGCTCCGGAAGCGACGAGCCATGGATGTCGTGACCGGACCACTTCGCGAAAAGCTTCTGCCGATCTTCGTGCCACTGCCCAATGCCGTAGGCATGCCCGTTGTCGCCGACGGCTGTCGGATCAAACTTGCTTTCCGCAAACAGATTTGCTGCGATGCCTGCAGCCTGGTTCTTTCCCCATCCATTTCCCTGCAACTGCAACATCACGTCGTTCGTCGATGCCTGATTACCGCGCCCACCCACCATTCCCGAAATCCATCTCGAGAATCGGCCGCCCAAGTCGGAAGACTTGCCGCCGCCAGAGTCGGGAGTCACAACGCCACCGGCCGCCGCATCCGCAACGCGCTGGTCACGCCCGTCATCCGTCTCGCCGGGAAGCTTATGAATCGAGGTGTCGAGCGCAGCTTGTCGCGCAGATTCCGCGAGAAATCCCGCGGCTGCCAAAGCCGCCATGCCAGCCACAGCGGCAGGCAATACCACCGTCGACAGCCTCGTGAGGCCCGCGATGAGGCTCAGCACGCCTCCGATCGGGCCAGCGAACGTAATGGCTGCGATGGCAATCGCAATGCCCTTGATGCCGCCCATCGCATCGAACAACTTGCTCATCTTCGAAACGACTTCGTTCCAATCGATATTCTTTACCCAGTCGGCGAATTTCTGCACGGCACCCGTGATCGCGTTAGCGATCTCGACGCGATGCTCGTCAAGCCAACCTGCAAAGCCTTTCACGAGAGGTTCGAGAACCGGAATGATCTTTGAACCGATGCTATTTCCCAGGCCCGTTACCGAGTCTTCGAGATCGTTGACGTTCTGGTGGAACGCGACCGCTCGCGCGATCTCTTCAGGCGTGGGAACAAGCCCTTTGCGCATGGCGCGCGCCTTGTCGGCCGCATACGTACCTTGCTGGATCATCGGCAGCAGCGCGCCCATCCCCAGCGCGTTGGCCGCGTCTCGCTGACCCTGCACGCTCGGCTGCTTCGCCAGCGCCGTCATGATCTTTTGTTGAGTCGACAGATAATCAATCGACCCGTCTTTGTTGTGCTGGATCTGCACACCCATCTTTTGCAACATGACCATCGCATGCGGATCGGCGCCGAATGCTGCCGCACGAATCGAACTTTGCGAACCGGCCATGCTCGAGTCGAACTCTTCAGCCGACACACCGGCGCGCTTTGCCGCGACGTGCCACGCCGCGAGGTCCTGCGCGTTCATACCAAGGAGCTTCGAACTCTTGTTGAGCCCAAAGCCGAAATTGCCAAACTTCGTCGCCAGCGCGGACAGGCCGGCGATTGACGCGGCACCCCCGATCGCCGTCAGACCGGGAATGATCTCCACAATCTTGTCCACGACTTTGCTGGCGGAATTCGCGACGCCATCCATTCCCTTGCGCAACTTCTCGAGACCGGCCTGACCGACGCCTCCCAGAGAGGCGGTTTTCTTCTGGGCCTTGTCGATGGGGCCAGTGATCTTGCCGAACGCGTCTTGAATCTTCTTGACGACCGCCGTGGCCTTGTCGTCGGCGCTGATGCGGATGACGAAATCGTTAGCCACGGTTACCGCCTCGCTTAATTATGTCCGCGTGATCCGCGTACTCACGAATCTCGCTCCAGGTGAGCGCCTTCGCTTCACTGGGCTGCCAGCCCCAATACTTTTCCATCACCTTGACGACGTGCCTCCAGTTGACAGGCAGCCCTCCTAGTTTCCCTCGGGGTCATCCTCGTCCGGCGGCGTAATAAAGGCGATCATGTATTCCTGCGCCTTGTAAAAGTCGCGAACGCCGATCTGGTCGAGCACTACCAGCGGAACGCCCGAAACTATGGAGATCAGATACTTCATCGCGTCGACTGCGTTCTCTTTCTGAGTCTTCTTGATGAACTGGCCGAGCTGCAAAAGGTTCGGTTCATGAAGCGATATCTCCAAAATCTCGGAATCCTCGGTGCCTTTGAGCTTGATCGGCTTCGACAACGTGATCGTCAGCTCATCGGGGATTTCTTTTTTGGGTTTTTTGTTTTCTTCGCTCATGACTTAGCTCGCACTCACGATCTGCTCGGTTACCTGAGGACCTTCGAATTTAACCGTGAATTTCGCGTCCTCGGTGTCCACTTCCTGAACATCGACGGCCGCCATATTTCGGCCCGTAACGATCTTCCCGTTCGCAAGCGTGACGACGACCGTCGAGTTGCGCATCGCATTGAAATTGGCGAGCGACAGGCCACCGGAGTCACGGAGGGACATTTCCATAAATGGCGCGACGGGGAGCTCCTTCACGCCGTGGTACCCGTCTTTCCCAAGCATCGACTCGCGCTTGACCACGGAAACTGAGTACTTCAGGCTCCCTTCCAACTGCTGTGTGACACCATCTATTACCGCTTGGGCAATACCGGCTATAAGACTGGCCATTTGGCCTCCAGAAAATAGAAAAGCCACCCGAAGGTGGCCAATTGGCATCGCAAAGTAATCAGGCCGCCTCGAGCAGCTCGGGAATGAACTTGTTTGATTTGCTCAGATTTTCTTTTGCTGGGATCACGCGCATGTTGTGAGCAACATGCAGTCCGCAAACCAACTTTCCGCGAAGCGGAATAATGTGGTCAACGTGATGCCGAATCCCTGTCACTTTCGTCAGCCGGGCGCATTCCTTGTACATCCTGTAAATCGCATATCTATCTGCCCATGCGGGCGTCGCCCTCAGGCGTTGCGCCCGCTGACGTGCGCGAAACTCGGCGACGGCTCCGGGATGTTGGGCACACCAGATCCGATAACGCTCAAGATGCTTCTCATATTCGAAGGGATCGGCAAGCTTTCGCCGCTTCGCCTCACGCGCGATCTTTCGATCGTATTCAGGATTTGCAAGCCGCCGAGCCTTAACCTGAGCAGCGCCTCGTGCGACCTGCGCAGATCTGTTCCGCTCATAGAAAGCTTTATAAGTCGCCGCTGCGCATACCTTGCAATGATGTCCGAAGCCATCTTTGGTGTTTTTGGCCGTACAAAAGAAAACATTTGTACGCGGCGATACAACCAAGCATTTCGTGCAAGTCTTTGTGTCAAAATCTTTAACAGTCATGTTCGCTCTCGCAAGCGGGCGTGATTAGGGAGCCCGGATGCGTTCAAGCGCCCCGGGCTTCTGTCATTTCATGGGTGTGGCTACATCAAACGGAACTGCACGAGCGTCGCGACGGTGCGAAGCTGATTGACAGGGGTACCGGGCCAGAGGATGTCGACTCGGTTCGGGTTCACCGTATTTTTTTGCACTACCAGCGCGGCAGCGAACGCATCGGAGTTTTGAACAAACCCTAACGCCTCACGCTCTTGATAAAGCGCAATGATGTCCGATCCGATGATAGCGGGCGTTACCAATCCGGAATTCGCTGGTGGCCGCGATCCGTTGTCAGCCAGCTTGCAGCGCTGATATTTCGAAGAAAGCATTGCAAGCAGCGTGCGAATCTCCAGCATCAATTGGAACATCGTTTCGAGTTCCAGGTAACTGTCATCTGGCACACCCTGCGCGTTCAATTGGTAGGTCGTGATGATGTTCTCGGTCAAGACCGCGCCGCCTTGTTGCACGGTAAAGGTCGAGATGCCGTCATACAGCAGCGTCTCGCGCTGCGTGTTGAGGAATTGCGACTGAACCGGAGGCGCCAGCACGCCGGCGAGCGTCATGTCCTGCAACGGGACGCCCGGGTCAGCGCGCACGCTCACGGCCACTTGCGCTGTGAGGGCTGATGCCCAGATCCAGCTCGGCGTGGGGCTGTTGTAAAACCCCAAGATCGTCTCATGCTGGTTGTTCTGGGCTAGGCCGAGCGTCGTCTGGGATGCGAAGGTCCCGGCATATGCCGAGAAAGCGTGTCCGTACAACTGCTGTTGCCAACTCCAGCGGCCGGTCGTGTCGTTCAGCAGTGTGGCGACAGCCAGCAGGGACGCGGCGTCCGTGTACGGCGACGCGATGAAGTCGAACGTCATATTGCCGAGATTGCCCAGCGCTGTCGTGAGCGTCGGGTTCGTCGCGCCACTGGCCATCGCCACGATCGTGGCCGTCAGGCCTGCAGGAATAGCCTCGCCGCCCGCGGCGCCGTAGTAATTGAAACGGATGTCGATCTCATTGCCGCAAAGACCTTTGTTGTCAGCCGTCAGCGTGACAACGCCTGCGGCCGCGGCTGCCGTCACAGGCATCGCTGGGAGCAGGTTCAGTGCAGCGGCGACGGCGGTGGCAATCGAGGCGACTGTCTGCCCCACAGTTACAGGCACATTCACGACCATGCCTGCGACATACAGCGCGATCGAGCCTGCAGCCGTCGGCACAGTCAAGAAGGTGATCGTGCCGGTCGCGGCCACGGCGCCGGCGGCGTCAGCCAGCGGTAGATACCAGACCTCGCCAAAGCTGTCATTCAATCGATATGCGGCGAGCATATTTGCCAGTTGCGAACTCGCGCCGCCCTGGGTGTTCGCGTCACCGACGCCGCCCGAGATGATCGGCACATTCGGAACTGCAATGCCCGCTGCTGTGATCTGGCCGATGATCAGTGCGCGCTGGTTCGCCTGGGCCGTGTTCGCCTGCGAGTTATCGAGTTCGAAATACGAACCGGGCAGACGCAGCGTTGCCGGAATATTGCGGAACGGGATTGGGATCGGAGTGCTCATGCCTTATCACCTTCCTTCGCAGGAACCGTCTTACCGGTCACAAGCACGACGTCACCGTCATTGAGAATCTTGGTCCAGAGGATGCTGTCGTCAGGCACGTCAATGCCTTCTTCCGGCAGCAATAGCTTTGTCTCCGGGTTCCTCACGCTGAGGCCCGGTGCAGGTTTGACGCGCATGAGGGCGCTCCTACTGAGATGGAAAATTGATTGAGAAACCGGGCTCGGTGGTGCCTGGTGGCATCTGCACCGCAGCGTCGATTCCTTCAAGCGGCGTCGACACGATCTGATAGAAGTCCTCGTACGACTGGACGAAGACCATGTCGATCTCGACCACCATTTCGCCTATGGGCTGCTCTCCATTGGCGGTCGTGTGAGGCATACAGCGGAAGTGCGCAAACTGCTGGATCGGGGCACCCGCACCCATGAGAGTCGGGTTGTTGATAATCGCGGCTTTGATCTGGTCGCGAAGCGTCTCAAGCTCCTCTGCTACATTCGCCGCGCCTTCATCCATCAGGTCGGCAGGCTCTTGAACTCGAGCTATCACCCGCAATGTCGTCGTGACGTTGAAAGCAGGCGCGCCGTTTGGCCCCCATGACTCGCCGTTCTCATCGAGCGGTGGAATCATCAACATCGGATACGAGTCGGGCTGAGTCGGCCAGGTGCGCGCGAAAAACACATTCACGCCGGCGGCGGTCGTCCCTGTCAGAGCTGCGACGGCAAGTTGCCGAATGACCGATGAAGAGCTCATGGCGAACTCACCTTCTGAAGCTCAAGGCGCAATTCACCGACGCCATCGGGCTGCACATCTTTGATGACGTAGGTGGTGTTGACGCTCGTGACGGCGAGCTTGTCGTTCTGCTTTGGCAACGCACCGGTGAACTGCGCGGTACGCACGGCGAACACGGGCTTCACCGTGGTCACGCCAACCTCATCGCCGAGGTCCACGTTGTGCCGATAGCCATCGAACCAGATGCCGATAATTGAAACGGGAGCGCCGACATAGGGCATGAACGTCGCCGGCTCGCCGAACGCAATCTCGTGGCATTGAGAAAGCACCGACGCATCCCAGTCGACGCTCATCGCGGTACGACGCCGCCGGGCTTGCGGCCGCCATTGATACGCAAGCCGCCTACGGCGACTCCGCCGCCAGATGCATCCGTCGATTCAGCGGGCACGATGAAGCCGCGCGCTTGTAGCCACGCCGCATCTTCTGGCGATAACTCGACCGGTTGACCAGGCTTGATAGCCATGCCGTCGACATGCACGGTACGTCCGCGAGCGACGATGAAACCGCCGCTTTCGCCCGGATCTTCCGTGGTGTTGTTGGGAGCGGGATTCCTCGCGGGCGGCACGTTGGAATTCCGCTTTTCAGCGCCGCTCATCAGTCGAACACCGGCGGGCAGACAGTTGCGGAGAACGACGCGTTCACCCGGCTCGGGATAACGAGCGGCGCGGACTGCATCATGATGAAGCGCTGTGCCGGGTCTTCCTGCACCCAGGTCTTCGGTGCGAATGGCAGCGCTTTGTAGTTGAACGCCGGGTCCTTGATCATGCCGAACGCCCGCGTGCCCATCAGGGTTGCGCCGCTCATGATGACCGTGCCATCCGTCAGCATCGGCACTTCGTGGTTGTTCTCGTCGACGAACCAGTCGTTGTAGACCCAGAGGTCATATTGACCCCAGTGCCCCATGTACACGGCGCCTTGCTCGACGCGCGCGCCCGGATCGACGATGTTGCCACTCGGATTCAACGACGGGAAGATGATTGCGCCCTTGAGCACCGGGTCCAACTTGAAGTTGATCCACGAGCTCGTCGTGAAGACGATGTCCGTGACCTTCGCGCCCGACATCTTGAGGATCTGACGTTGCCATGCGTCGACATTGGCTGTCGGGTTTGCGGTGCCCGCGGCGATATTCGCTGCGTTCCACACGGCGTTGCCGGTCAGTGCAACGGTCAGCGATGGATCCCGGCCGAAGTCGATCGTGACCATCTCGTAGCCGTCGCCTTCGACGGTGAGCTTGGCCGTTTCAAGTGCCTGGGCAGCCATCCATTCAAGGCGGCGCTTCACAATGTCAACCTGGTCAGCCATTTCGGCGTACAGGTTGGCCATCTCGCGCTCTTCGCCGGTGAACTCCCCGCCGATACGCTCACCGATCATCCGGCGAACGGGCTTGAGCAAGTCAGGCGCGCGCTTGTCCTTGATGTAGGCCGGCGTGAACTCATTGGTCTGGTAACGGCGTTGCTCGACGAGCTTGCCTTCAACCAGCGGCGAGACGAACGGCGCCATCCGGCGCTTACCCACGTCGATATCGATCGAGACCTTTTCGGTATCGGACGTCACCTGGTTGGGGAAAAACTTATCCAGCAGAAACTGCTGAGCCGTCTTCAGATTGGGAACAATCTGGATCAGGGTATTGGTGTCGTAAAGAAAGCTCACGGTCGGGTTCTCCGATATCTACGTTTCTGGCGCGCCAATGCAAAAGGCCCGCCGAAGCGGGCCTTTCAGATGGAACGTGGGGGAGGGTTAGCTCGGATCTGCCGCCGAGACAGTCGACTTCAGGAAAATGCCAA